TATGTGGCTGAAGGCAAACCCAAATCTGGGACAGACTGTCAGCTACGAAACGTATCAGCTGGATGTAGAACGCGCAGAAAAAGCGCCTGGCTCCAGAAACGACATTCTGGCTAAGCGCTTTAACATTCCTATGGAGGGGTATACCTACTTCTTTCCGTATGAAGAAACCCTGCCACATCGCCACCGAGATTACTGGCAGATGCCTTGTGCTCTCGGCGCAGACTTGTCGCAGGGTGATGACTTCTGTGCGTTTACATTTCTGTTCCCAATGGCGAACGGCTTCTTTGGCGTGAAAACCAGAGATTACATTACCTCTTATACACTGTCGAAGCTTCCACAGGCAATGCGTCAGAAATACGACCAGTTCATGCAGGAAGGCACGCTACAGGTGTTCGATGGTACTGTGTTAGACATGATGCAGGTCTATGATGACCTCGACAACTTCATTCAACAGAATGACTATGATGTCCGATGCTTTGGGTATGACCCTTATAATGCCAAGGACTTTGTAGAACGATGGTGCACAGAGAACGCGCCGTTTGGTGTGGAGAAAGTCATCCAAGGCGCAAAGACCGAGAGCGTTCCTTTGGGCGAGCTAAAGAAGCTCTCCGAGCAGCGGAAACTACTCTTCGATGAAGCACTCATGCAATTCGCCATGGGTAACTGTATTGCTCTGGAAGATACGAACGGTAACCGCAAGCTGCTTAAGCGTCGTTCTGACCAGAAGATTGATGCAGTGGCTGCCATGATGGATGCTTACATTGCATGGAAGCTGAACCGAGAAGCATTTGAGTGAATCAAACGACCTTTTGATAGACATCACCATCACCGGTCATGTATAGTTTGGTTTCTTTCTTGGGACTTTGGAGAGCATCTTCAGCAAGTTCCAGCAGAGGAAGCTCTGTCTTATTAGAAAGTTCGTCAATGGTCTTGAAGAGCTCGTTTTCGACTTCAGAGTAGCCGCCTTTGGGAATGGACATGCCGATGACTTTTACATCTTTATGTGCATCCTGGATGGTGGTGCCAAATGCGCTCAGAGAACGGAGCATACGATTCTTGGAACTGGTGAGAACCTGTTTCATATCGTTGTGAATGTTTTCGAGATAGAGCTTGTTCCAGTTCTGGGAATAGTAGACCTCCATAACGCTGCTCATGACATAGAGCTGCATTGCAAGATCAAGCGTCTGCTTTGCCTGCAGAACAGCTGCACATTGCTCGGAAAGCTTACCGGATTTTTTGGAAGCAATCTTATCTTCCAGCTGGGTGGTATAAAACTCAATATTCGATACAGCAGCAATTTTGGAATGCTGAAGGTTAGTCAGGGTAGCAGTACGCTGGGATTCACTGAGCATAATGGAAGAGAAGTTGGATGCAGCGTATTTAACAAATGTAAGTTCCGCAATCAGTTGAGAGCGTTTGTCATCGTTCAGGAATTTCAGTACATCGTCAATGCTCTTACGAATTTCGGAAAGTTCAGTGCTGATATGGGCAAGGAAATACTGGCCGGTTGCAAAAGATGCTACAGTGAAGATGTTCATGAGATTGACCATCTCTGTACCCGCCTCAATAAGAGAAGCAGTACCAACAATACGGCCATCTCCACCGACCATAACAGTGCTCAAGCCACCTTGTTTCAAGTGCATGAGAACACCTTGTACACCTTCCGGGAAACGGAGCACATAGGTTTTTGACAAAGCATCGGCGGCGGCAACTGTAGGCGCAAGCTGAAGCAGAGAATTGAGCCGTACACAAGCCTCTTCCGGAAAAGAAAGCTTTTGGAACTGGGAAGTATCCTCAAAGTTGTAGGGGACTTCGCAAGGTGAAATCTCGCAATTGAAATCTGCGGGACGCAGTTGAGAATCAGACATAGTTTCAGACCTCCTCCACACATAAAACAAGCGGATAGCCCAGTATAACACGG